ATCACCAATAAAGACGTGCCAAGTAGGTATAGTTCTCATATCTTTGTCTCCTGATATGATTACGTTATTAGTTTTATGAACTCCTGTTGCTAATAAACCTATTGCATCATCTCCTTCTAAATTAGGAAATTGAACATAATTATAATTTTCTTTAATCCAGTCTCTTAATGCTGAATAGCAAACTGGTTTTCTAATTTTCTTACGATAAGATTTATATTCTTTATCAAATTCTTTTCTGTAATTTTTATTGTCTGAAAAACAAATGATTACATTATTAGAATGAGTATAATTTTTGTAATACTCTATTTGATGCTTCCAATGTTCTTTACCTACTTTTAAATCAGAGTGTAATGTCCATAAATCATTACCCCAATCAATTGGTTCTTCTAAACTAGAAGTAATCTTATAAGCAAGTAAATCACCATCTACTATCATCACTTTTTGTTTGTTCTTGTGAAACTCAATTACATTTCTCATTTTATTACCTTCATTGATTTTATTGTTGCGGTTGGAAGAACATTCACATCTCCGAATGTCATCTCACCTTTTTTACCTATTGAGTATGAAGCAAAAGTTTTTACTTTCTTTTTATCTTTGTAATAAACATAAGCTTCTATTACGCAGTCTTCACATTCAAATTCATCTAAGTCTTCTGCACTATGCCAACCGCTATCGCCTGTTGGGTCAATCCAAGTGATTTTATATTTTTTATATTTCATATTATTTTTAAAAGGTCTTCTTTTGGTACAAGGTAGCCTTTGGAAGAAAGGTTATCGCCACCTCTAGTTTCTCTGTAGTTGTTATCTTTAATTAATTTTTTTAATCTTCGTGTAGGAATAAAAACATAAGTCTGTTCTTTTCTAACTTCTGACCATAAACAAAAGACCCAGTACTTTGCAGTTGTTACACTTAAACAACTAGCCTTACCTCTGCTTTCATATTCAATAAAAACATTACCTGTCTTCTGACAAAGTTTATCTGTCTTTACTTCTAGTTCTTTACTCTCAACTATTTTCTGAAAATCGTTTTCATACTTTTCGCCAAAATCTAAGCAAAGGTCAAAGTGAGGATTAAATCCTTTAGTGAGTGGCACTCCAGTTTTCACCAACTTTAATTTCACCTGCCAATGGACATCTGAAACTAAAGAAGTCTTGTGTAGTTTTAAATATTGTTTGAGCGATGGATTTAAACTTTTCTATTTTATCTTCCTTAACATAGAACTGCATTTCATCGTGTACGTGAAGTACCATTGCGTAATCTTCACCCCACACAAATCCTGCTTTGTGTAATTCTTCATTAAGAATAATTGTTCCTTGTTTTACTATTAAAGCACCTGCACCTTGTATTAAGGTATTTAATGCTGAATATTCTGCTTTAGGTATAAGCTTCCTGCCATCTAATCCTTTTAGAAAACCTGTTGTTTTAAATTTTCTTTTTACTTGGTCGCCTAAAGTTTTTAATGCAGGTAAACTTTTCTCAAACTTTAATCGTACTTGTCTTGCTTCTTGTTCAGAGACATTAAGTATCTCACCGAGTTTTTTATTTCCGCAACCATAAATGTAAGCATATATAAACCTTTTAGCTTCATTACGGTTGGATAGTCCGACAGCTTTTTGATTGGCGGTATGTATATCATCTTCAAGAAGTCTTTTTGAAAAGTCACCACCATCAAATAAAGCCAAGAAATGAGAAAGCACCCGCAACTCCAAACCAGAAAAATCAATACCGCACATAACCATATTGGAAGGAGCAATAAATAAGGAACGAAATTCTTTACCGTAAGGAGACCCTGACGCAACGCATTGTGCCATATTGGGGTTGAAGTGACTACACCTACCTGTGTACGTACCCATTGTATTAACTTGTCCATATATTTTACCTCGTTTGTTTACTTTTAAATAAGCTTGTTCTCCGTCTGCCAATTGTCCAAGACGTTTCTGTATCATTAAATATTCTGAAATTTGTTTAGCTTCAGGATAAGGAAGTTCACTTAGTATTCGTTCATTAACTTCTGGCTTTCCTGTTGCAGTAAATGTTTTTGGTTTCCAACCTAAAACTTTAATTAATCTGTCTGCGATATGGTCTCTTGAATTAGGATTAAATATTTCTGTCTTAACTTGTTTGACAGGAACACCTGCTTTAATTCCTCTTTTCTTATTATCTCTTTTATATCTTTTATAACCTGTAACTTTTTCCCAAGAAGGAAATACTACAGCTAGTTCATCTTCTAACTGTAGCTTCCTTTTGGTTAAGATAGACACAAGCGACTGAGCAGTCGTCTCATCAAAGTAAACTCCGTGTTGTTCTTGTTTTCTAATCCACTTTGAAAACTTATGTTCTAACTCTATAGCTTTAGGAGAATATTTTTCGGCTAAAATCTTTCTATAAAGTAAGTGTGTAACTTCAACATCACGTACACAATAATTAAGCATATCTTGATTGTATGTTTCAAAATCATTGTGTTCTTGATAATCACCTTTTCTTAAACCACATCTATAACCCCAAGCTTCTAATGAAAATTTTCCATAAAGCTTTGCAGGTAATTCTTTAAATTTATAATCTTCTTCTAATCGGTTGGTGTAAATTAATCTTGATATTAAAAGTGTATCAAACACTTCACCTTGATAATCAAAGTTCAAACCTAATTTTAATGCAGGTAAATCAAATCCTTGAATGTTATGTCCAATTAATAATGTTGCTTTGTTTAGCAACTCTAGACATTCATTGAGATTGTCAGGATTAAACTTATAAACTTTGTCAGTTTGAATATCCTTAAAAACAATACAATGAATTTTAAAGTCTACTTTATCTAGAAACCCGTTGGTCTCTACATCAAAGACTAATTGCATTTAATGAATTGTATGAATAGTAATTTTTTCTATACTTGGTAAAATTCCTTGAACACTTTCTAATGCTCTTGAGATAACTATTTGTGCTTCTGGGTCACCGCACATTATTACTGGGTAAACATTGTCAAACTTGATTGCATTATAAATTGCAGTCATTATTGTTTTACAAGTTTCAAACACCAACTGCTGTTGCTTTGGTGCTAATTCCATATAATCTTCTTTATCAATCAAATAAGATAAGATGAATTTAGTAAGAAGTTTTTCATTCATCAAACTCACCTTCGGTCAGACGACCTGTCTCTTTGTTGTAAATTAAATCACAGGCAATACCTGTATCTCCAGTAAATCTATTTTTTAAAACTCTAGCAGTCATAATGTTACTGTTAGTTTCATCTTGTTGGTTTCTCTCAAAGCCAATCACACCATCAGATAATTGTGCTAATGAATGGCTACCTCTCAAATGAGATAGCGAAGTCTGCACACCTTCTTCGTGTCCAAGTTTTCCTTCTGGTCGTTTTAAGTGAGACACAACAAACATTGAGCATTTAACTTCTTCAACAAGCTTTCTTAATTTGGTCATTGTATTATCAATTAACCTTCGCTCATCTCCGTCAGCTAAACCTGAAATAACAATTGAAATATGGTCTAGGAAAATAACTTTGCAGTCTAATGCTTGAACCATATATCTAATACGGTTCATTAAATCTTCAGTATCAGAACTACCAAAGTGGTCATAGAAACATACGTAATTTTTAATTCTATCCCACTCTGCAATAATATCTTTTTCAGGAAGTTCTTTTCTAACTTCTGGTATATGGATTAATTTATTTAAACCTATTCCAACTAATCCTCTTAAACTTCTTTTAACGCTTTCTTCTAAAGCAATGTAACCAACTTTAATTTTTTGATTAATTAAATGATAAGCAATTTCTCTACAGACTTGTGATTTACCTGTACCTGAACCTGCGGTTAATAAAACTAATTCACCCTGTCTGATACCACCAAGTTTATTATTTAATCCATTCCATTGGTAAGGAATAGTTTCAATGTATTCATCATTTAATAATAAATCTTTAGTAGCTGAACCTTCTATAATTCCTTGTGGTGTATAAGTTTGTGCTTGCCATATTGCATCAATAATTTTTGCACCTTGTCCTGTTTGTAATAATTCATTTGGGTCTTTAGCAGGTAATGATGCAATCTTTACTTTTTTAACTGGTAAAACATTTGCACATTCAATTGAAGCTTTCTGTCCTGCTTCATCATTATCAAACATTAAAATAATGTTTTCAAATTTAGATAACCATTCTAATTCTTTTTTGACATACTTCTTTGCTGAAGTTGCACCTGAAGGTACAGAGCATACTGCCCAACGATTGTTTTGAACTTTACTTACTGACAAACAATCTATTTCACCTTCGGTTAAGACAACCATCTTACCGCCATCTTTCCAAAGGTTCTGTCCGAATAAAGTTATTTTACTTGGGTCGCCTAACCACTTAAAAGTTTTGTCTGCAAACCTAATTTTTTGTGCAACAACTTTTAATTCTTTGTCATAATAATTTGCTATTTGTACTGGCTTACCTTGATACGTTGCAGTTTGATAATTAAACTTCTTACAAGTATCTGTATCAATCTTACGTTTTGGTAATGCTTCTATTATTCCGTCTATCATATCTGTTATTGGTTTTGGTTCTTCTACTTGCGTAGGAAACTCTCCATTGTGTTTGTGATAATCGTGGCAACCAAAGCAGTATGTATGGTCTTCATACACACCAAGAT